TGAAGTCATCCGAGATCGCCGCCGAAATGTGCTGTAAGGCCAGCGGCGAAAGCAGCATCAGATTGTCCACGGTAATCGGCAGCGGTTTGCCGCCGTCGGTCACATCCCAACTTTCCAGGATTTCAACCAGATCGTTGGCGTTCTGCTCGGCCTGGCGGATCATCGTATCCTCGGCCGTTTCGTCGCCATTACGCTCGGCGGCCTCCACCTTGCGCCGGCGCGCCTTGGCCGTCAACGCCGCCGGCGAAATGGCATCCGTGCGATAGGTGACGGTAAAGGAATCGCCGTCGTATTCGACGCTGACCGTGCGCGCGGCGTTGAGTTTGCTTAACTCGATTGGCATATAGTCCCCTTAAAGTGCTGTGAGGGCGTTGATCACAACTGCCTTACACGCGCCTCCGAGCGTGGCGTCGTGGAAACCGCCCAGCGTATACTCGATGGCATACACGCCTTCCTGGTCAGAGAAATCGCCAATGTCCGTGACCTTGCAAGCCGTGTCGAGCGTAAACTTATAAGTAGCAGGACCGAGGCCAATCACGCCGCCCACGGCTTCAATACGAATGTACTTGGTGGCCCCTGTACGCATGATGGGCAAGAGTTCCATACCCTCGGCGTCGGCCTCCTGCATGAGCGTCATCTCCAGCGTCGGCTCCAACTCAACATGCTGCGAATACTCGTTTTCGCCATTGAGGAACCAGGCCGGACCAAAGCGATTGGTCAGGCTCCACTCGACACTGATAGCGCCCGCCAGCTTGGTCGCCCCCGCCAGGCCCGCTACCGTGTCAGCGGCGTAGACGGAGATTTGCGGACCCGTCACCGGCACCAAAGCAATTTCGGTCGGCGCCGGCGTCAGCGTGATGCCATCCTCCAGCGCCGTGGCAATCAAGGAGCCGCCAATCGTTGACTCCTCACGGCCGAAAGAAAGCGTCAGGTCAGAGACAAGCCCGTAGGCGACACGATGCGCTTGACCGGCGCTGCCCTGCTCAATGGTGAAGGTCTTGATGGTATCGGCAGCGGTCGACGATGGCGTAAAGGTCCACTGTTGGCCCGTCGTGCCGGAGGTCGTAATCACCGCTGTCTCCAGGATGCCCGAAAGCAGATAGACAATCTCCGTGTAGGTGATCGCCCCCTCTAAGTCGATTTCCGTCCATTCCCGGTTGAGGGCGGCGACGGAAGGATACTTATTGCCGGCTGCCCGAAACACGCTGATGTCCGGGTTGGGCGACATTGAAAAGCCGACGCTCGTTAACTTCTTATTGGCGGCGACGGCAGTGCCTGCGACAGTTTCCACCCCAATCTGGGCGGTCTGGTAAATTGAGGCGAGCCCCATAGTTGTTTATCCTTTACTCGCATAGATGCGATAGATTCGACCAAAGTGGCGGAAGTTCCTCCCGTCACGTACTTCAGGCAATCTGAAGGGCTGTTCGCCCACGCACGTCCAGATCACGCCATAGGTGTTGCTGTCGCCGTTGGGCGTGGCGTGTAAGTCCTCGTCAATGCGCTCGGCTAGGGTGAGCAATGAGCCGCCGTAGCTACTGGTTTCCTGCACGCCGCGCACCAGGTAAAGCATGTCGCTCCAGACACGGCGCGGCCCCACCCACATCAGGTCAACCGCTGATTGCATCTGGTAAATCACGCAGGGAAAGACCGTACCGCTCTGCGGCGCCTGCTCGTTGTAGATGCGCGGGGATGTAGAGCCGCCAATCAGCGCGGTTAGCGTGCTGTCCGCTTTGAGCGTGCTGTATATCCACTGGTCAGCGGCAACGGGTTCGTTCATGGCGTCATCTCAATAAAATCGCTTGGCTTACCTATCACTTGCAGCGTGCTACCATCACGAAAGCGGATGTCTACCAGCGCATAGCTAAAACGGTTATTCTCTGGCGCAACCGGTACGACAGAGAGAATCTCGTCCAGGTTGATGACCGCCTCACGTTTAGGCGGCGCATAGGCATATTCGCCACTGCGATCCAGAAACTCTACTTTGCGTAATGTCATTCCAACGCGCTCTCCAGGTCTTCTATCTTGTTCATGAAGTGGCGGCGCTCGTTCTCGGCGGCGGGCGTCATATAGGGCGTGGCTGCCATCTTGCTGGTGCCATATTCCTGGTAGGGCGCATACTCGATGTTGGTCGCCACTTGCCCCGCCGTCTCATCTGTCATCTCGCTGATGATCGAAGCGCGAAGGGCTCCCGTGTCCACGGCTACGCGGATCTTCGCGGTGGTTTCTATAGCGAAGATGGTTTCCTGCACGATGGTGCGTACCGCTTCCGGCAAGCGTGCGGCGAGCTGCGGAAAGTGGTCATAGACAATTTCAATAGAGCGTGTAGGCATAGCGTTCTATCTTTCCGCGCACAGCACAACGCGCGCCGTTTCCGTAGACCAGGCGGCGTAGATGGCCAGCGCTTCAAACCATCTACCGCCCGTGATAGTGCCGTCGATCAGCGCACCGCCGACATTGAGACGGTCTGATACGTCGATCTCAGTCTCAGCCGGCAAGGTCACTTCCCACGGCAAGCCGCCTTGCAACTGCCCACCCACCAGCGATTCCGCCGCCTGCACGCGCATCGGCGCCACACGGCAAGGAATATCTTCCGTATGCGTCAGGACAGGCAGCGTGCCGCCCATGCCGTCGCTTTCCTCGCTGCGATGTTCCAGGATGCAGAGGTCGCGAAAAGTCAGCCCTTGCGTCTGGCGCGTATAGGCCAGGTCCGCCGCGCTGAGCATTACTTCCTGTCCTCAACCCTTGGCGCTTGCTTCGGTACGGCGGGCGCAGGAGGTGCGGGTGGCGGTGCTGCTTCCTTTGCCGCTGCCACGTCGGCCTCGGTATGCACTTTGGCGTTAGGATTTAGCGGCTTCACTTCCTTAGCGGCGGCGGCTTTGTCTGCGGCTGCCTGGTCTTTGACCTCGCCCGTCTCCGGGTCAATCTCGACGTAGCCCAGTTCGATGAGCGCCTTCTCCACATCGCTGCCCACGACCGCCGTCTCGACGCGGCCGCTAGACGGCTCTTTATAGGTTTTGGTTGGAGCTTCTTTGGTTTCTCGTTCTGCCATGAGGGATTCCTTTACTCGTAAGGGTCATTCACGTTGCCAACCCATGATTGTTCTGTGGCGGTTGGGCGCACAGTTTCCGCCGTCCATACGCCTGCCACACGCAGCGCACGGTAGCGCCGCGCCTGCGCCATGTAATGCTCGTGCTGCTGTTGCTTCTGGAACGATGCGCCATCGGCGTCAAAGGCAAAGTTACTGGCCACCGCTGCCGCCTTTTCGCTCCAGATGTCACTAGCGGCTTGCGCCAAATCGTAGGTGTCAATCCAGGCGCTATCGCCCGGTTCATAGCCCTCGAAGTCCGCCACGGGATAGCGTGTAATAGCCGCCACCAAATCGCCGTCCGAATAGGTGGCGGTGGTGGGTTCAGCCGTCATACGGCGTAGACGCGCTAGGTCCTGCGTCGTCGTGCCGCCCGTATAGCCCAGCATGACTACGGCACCAATGCGCTGAAGGCGAGGCGTGTGCCGGCTGTCTGGTTGACGCGGTTGATGGGATTCGGCAGCGCAAAGCCGAGACGGATGACCGCACGCAAGGCAACCATGTCTTGCTGCGGAAGGTTGTAGATGACCAAGCCACCGGCATCGGTAATCACGGCCTGGTCAAGAATCTTGAAAGTGATGTCCTGGCGCATGGCCCAAACGAGCTGGTCCCATTGCCCGCTAAAGAGCAAGGCGGTTGCAGCCACGACAGAACCATCGGTCGGGAAGTAGATGGGCGCGCCGTCAAGTGCATAGCGCGTGCTTTCCTGCATGGTGTTGACAAAGATGGGTTGCCCCGTGGCGCCGTCCCGCAAACCTCTGAGTTGCCCGCGTAGCGCCAGTGACGCAATGTGACCTGTCACCATGAAGCCATCGGCTTCGACCATGCTAATGACGCCGGTCGGCCCCATGATTTCATCGTAGAGGTCGCCTGTATGCGTGGAGGCGTCAACGGCTTGGCCAGCGGCGGTAATCACGGCAAGCAAACCTGCGCCGCCCAGATTGGTTGTCCAGGTGGCGGGAATGTTGGTGCCGAAGAGGACGGCCGTATTGATGGCATAGTTGATGGCATCGACAATCTCAGGCCGTATCTCAGACCAGATGTCATAACCGGCATCGTCAAGCACGGCTTCAGGAATGGGGACAATGACGGCCAGTTCTTCGGCGTCAATGTACTTGTTCGACCAGTTGACTTCGCTGGTTTGTTTTAAGCCGGTATCAGCGGCGACAAAGTAAGCGGTCGCCAGCGCCGAGATGACGGGCATCCGAGTTTGTGCGCTTGGCATATCCGGCAAGCGCCGCGCCAGTTGCAAAAGCGGATTGGTAGCGGCGACGCCCTTCATGATGTCCCGCGCTACGTTCTCAGGAATGGTAGATGCCGCGTCAGCGCGGGAAACTACCGAGTTATAAGGCATTTCTGATTGTCCTTAGCTGCGGCCGGTAGCCGCTCTAATGAAGTCATTCATGGATGGTGTTGCCGGCGGCGAACCGTTGCCCACGCCGGCATTGCCGGGTGGTGGCTTGCGCCCAAAGAGTTCCGGCATCGCCGCTTTGATGGCAGGCCAGTCCGGGTCGCCGCGCTTGGTAAAGAGTCCCTCAGCGCTTGCCACAAGGAAGGCGGCGCGTGGGTTGGAGCAACCAATCTCAGGTCGTCCCGCTTCTTCGTAGAAGGCGGCTCGCTGCTCGGCCTGCTCTAGCCGCTGCGACATCTCGCCCAGCGTCTTTTCGGCCTCGCTGCCCTTCTCGGCTTTCTGCGTTAGGTCACGGAGTTCTTTGCTGAATTGCTTGCGCTGCGTGCGCTCACTCTCAAGCGCCGACCGCAGCCCGCTTGTGTAGTTGTCCAGACCCTCTTGTTCGTGGGGTGGCAGCTTGCCGAACCATGTGTCGAACTCGAAGGCTGGTTGTGTTTCGGTTGGTTGTGTGGATTGTTGCGCCGCATCCTTGCCCTGTAAGGGTTGCGGTGTGGATTCGTCCGGCATTGATAGCCTCTCGCTTTATGCCAAAAAAAAACGCCCATCCGCGATTACTCGCAGGATGGGCGTCGTTGCGCCTCTGATGTATAAAAACATAAGAACATGAAAAAATAACGCCCGTTCGCCATTGCTGGTTGAACGGGCGTAGATCGCCTCTATTGCTATTTAGTTGGCTATATCTTAGACTATATCTAAAGTTATTTCAAGTGCCAAGCCAAGCCTTGCCAAGCCGCACCGTACCGGGCATCGCCACACCGTACATCACCCCGCCTCACCTTACCCCGCCTTGTCATATCAAACCGTGCCACACCAAAGCCGACCGGACCCAGCCTAACCTCGCCACACCGGACCTCGCCCCGCCAAGCCGAACCTTGCCTAGCCCCGCCCTACCATGCATCGCCTGACCAGGCCGTACCATATCGCACCGCACCAAACCTCGCCTCACGTAACCAAACCAACGGGCGGGACTTGCACCCGCCAATGCACTTGCCGTTGGTGTTCCTTGCCCGACATTGCCGTACCTGGCCGAACCAAACCTTACCGGGCCTAGCCGTGCCATGCCCTACCGAGCCGGACCGAACCGTGCCTGACCTAGCCACGCTATACCCAACCCGACCTGACCGTGCCCTGCCTGACCACGCCCTACCTTACCGTACCCGACCAGACCGAACCGTGCCCAACCGTGCCGGGTCTTGCCTAACCGCGCCTTACCGTACCGCACCTCGCCTTGCATCGCCGCGTTCGACCTGACCATACCCCACCTCGCATCGCCGCGCCGCGCCTCACCTGACCACGCCGCGTTTATTCGCTATGCCTCGCACCGTTTCCGTTATGCGTTGCATTGGAATCAGGTAACCGCGTTGCGGAAAATCGACCATATTGGGGACGCCAATCGCAAAGTCCGATTTGCGTGCCAGCGACGTTCATCCATTCGTCAATGCGGCCTGGATTAATCAGCGTCGTTTCGGCGCTCACTTCGACGATGCACGACCATTCATCAAACTTAGGGCGCATCCGCACGACGCGCGCCGTGCCGACCTTGACGATGCGTGGAAAGCGGAAACATTCCTCCTGCCACATCACATCAGGCTCACGCGGCCCGTCATAATCCAGGCGCGCATGGCTTAGGCAAAAGACCGAGGATTTGGCCATTGGCCCTTCCTTGCTCTTTTGCGCTGCCTTCAGCATCATGCCGTCAAAGACATTGTTGGGGATGATCGGGCCTTCCGGCGCAAGGTAGAGGCCCGCCATAAATTCCAGGCGTGCCATCTCCTCATAGTCAGCGTCGGACTTGACGCGCTTGCCGGAAATAATCTTGATCGCCCGTGACCATTTGTTCAGGGGGTCGGCTGTCTGCCCGTTGTGCATAATCAGTGGAGCCGATGAAGTCAACTTGTAACGAAGTGTCTGCCATGCCATGTGGAATCTCTCCTTTTCTGGCACTATGGCGCCCCGGCATCTCGCCGACGGGCGCTACAAAAGTGGGTTTATGTGAACGTGCGGCGTACTTCCGTGCCTTGCGAACGTCGTCAAGGTACGGATGGCAACGCGCACACGCAGTCACCAAATCATAGAGAACATCTTCATTGCCAAAGTTTTTATAATGCAGGTGGTGAACCTCTAAGCGGTACTCGCTGCCGTCATGCTTGCAGACGACGCATTTGTTATTGTCAAGGTGCAGCCGTTGGGCGCGCTTTAAGGCCCAGACCGATGATGAGGAAATGTAGTCGTTGTATTCTTTGTTCATGAATTACCTTGCCATGCCAGACCGGGCCGTGCCCTACCCATCTACGCCGTGCCGGAATGCATCCGACCGCGCCTCACCTGACCAAACCTCGCCGCGCCTTACCCCGCCTTACTACGCCTCACCCGACCTCATCGCACCCCGCCACGCCGAGCCAGACCCAACCTCACCTCACCTAGCCTCACCATGCCAAGCCTCACCATGCCCAGCCTCACTCATCTTTTTGATGAGCGCGCAGATCAACAAAATAATCACGGAGATCAAACCTGGCGAAAATCTGCCTATCACTCCTCTTGATCTCCAGCAAGTAATTTTTCAAGTCAAGACGCGCAACGAGTTTGCCCCTCGCATCCCTCAGGTCACGCCAACCGTCATCAGGCTGCGGCGTCGCGTGGTACTTCTTCACGTCATCTCCCTTAGCGGCACAGTACGCACGCCTGGCCCCCAAACGGCGTTGGGCACAATCTGCACGGTATCGGCCAACTCAATCTGACCTAAGCGCCACGCCTCATAACGGTTCTTACCCATAATCGCCTCTTGCGTCTGGCTATCCTGAGTGCGTAACCAATCCTCGCCGCGCTGCCACTGTGGAAAGGGCGCACCATTGGGGAGGGGTAAAAGTGAGCATCGGCAAGCGGGATGAGTTGGCATTAGTTCATCGGTGCGGTATACGGTTCCTTCTAAAAGTATGCAATTCAGACACACCCTTGAGTCGTGCGCCGAGATTCGGGTATAGTTCGGCGTTATCCCACTTGCCAAATAACTTTGGCGACTCGCCTCGTTGTAAACACGGAGAGATTCCGTGCGACTTATGAGCAACATCCTATTCAGCGTTCCCGTCATGCCCTCGGCCATCATCTTGGCCGTCTTGCGCGGTCCCCAACCCAGCGCCACGCCGTCAACCAGCGCCTGCGTTAAGCCCTGCGCCGATAGTGGCCATGATTGTACTAAGATGCTATTCAGCGGCGTTCCTGCCCCCGTCACGCCCACCATGTGCTCTACTGCGCTGACTGGTAGCCTGTTAAATGTTGTCGATACCTGTGCGGCGATGGCCTGTTGGCTTTGGCTGACGCCTGCTGAGGCCATGGCACGCTGCCCGTCCGTAATGGTGGCTTCGGCGTACTGCGTATATTTGGCCTGTTCCGCCGTTAGTTGGATCAGTAGTTCACGGTAGCGCACGTCATTCAGCAGCATGTTGGCGCTGACGGGGATGCCGGATGCTTGGCGTGCAATCATGTCCATGGCCAACGCTTCCATCTGCCCCATGAGGCGGCGCTCCACCGCCAGCCAACGGCGCGCCATTTCTTGTGCTTGCTCAGAACCAGCCCGCGCGATGTCTCTTTTGAACGACCTCATCAGAGAAACTACTTCACTCGGCATGGTTTATTTCTTCGAATCGACAGCGCGTGCTTTTTTGGCCGCTGCTGGCGCGTACTTTGCAGCACGGCGGATGATGTTGCTACGTTCCTTCTTCGACTTGGCGTGGCCGCGTAACTTGATGGCGCTGCGTGCGCTCTTTTTGTCCATAATAGGGAAACGACCGCCCTTCATGCCGTACTTCTTACGTGCCGCCGCGCTCGGTGCGCCGCTTTTCGTGCGTTTAGCTTTCGTGCCCTTACGCTTGCGTGCCATTGGGACTAACTCCTACGGCGGGAGCCCCCTGGGCGCCATTGCCATTCTGGTCGAAGTTGCGCTGTGCGTTGGTGAGCGCCGTCGCCAACGTCTGTTGCTGTGCGCCCTGTTCCTCGTTGCGCGCCGCCTCCAAATCGTCCAGCTCCTGCTCGGTGTAGCCCTCTTGTTCCATCTGCCACATCAGCGGGATGCCGGCG